CGGGGAGCGAAAAAGATCTTGTTGGCTGAATTATTCCAGCAAACAAGATTACCGCTTTTAAACGGTGATCCATTCGACTGCCCGACGCACCTTATGGTCGTCAGCTCACAGGAGCTCGAAACACAAGAAAATCAAATAACTGTAACATCTCTGAAACAATGAAAAGAAAGGAAGGGCAAGGATCAACGAACTGCCATCACGGGAATTCCCACGAAGAACAGGAGTTGGAAATCATCCGCGTAGGCCCTGGAGATGCCACCAACCCCAGAAGGGGCGGTCGCAACTACAGAACCGCGCGGCTGGTCGAAGCTCGGCACATCGGATGACAAATTGTACAAGCAGTTCGGCGCCATGCGCCAAATGTTCTGGTAAGGCACCTGCACTATAAGTGCGGTGGCAGTACCGAACGCCTCGGTCTCTGCTAAATAACCTCTGTCATCCGTGGTCGGCTCCGGCAAACTGGGCGCATTCGTAAAGAGGTTTGGTGCGCTCGTAGGGCGGAACCAGGCGCTCATACGACTAAGCCGCTGTGCATCCGACTCGAAAACTAGACCATTGTTTAAGGTCAACTTAAGCTTCACTCCTCCGCGATAAAACGCGAAGGGGGACATCACATAAGAATGGTAAGACGTGTCAAAACTGTCACCAGCAGTCGTGAAACGGCCTTTGTTCAACCAGGGGTAAACCCTGAAATAACCAAAGCCGTTAAAGGGGAGCCCAATATGGACAAACCTCTTGAGCAACTGGGAAACGGACGACACGACTTCCGAAGCACTAGACTCGGCAAAAGCCACGTCCATGTTCGGATCAACAGCGCTACCAACAGTGCTGCAATCAATCTCACCTGTGTTGATTAAGTCGTTGGGACCTTGTGTAACAATCGGATCGTTGTTGTAAGGGATAAAATTGCTTGTCATTGGCTGCACGAAATGCATGTCCTCCATAGCTCTCACGTAGATAGAACACCTAACATTAGGTGACACCGTCTCTGGACTATTCAAGCCCGTGACAGCGTGGACGTACATGCGGCCAAATGCCAAACCAGTCTCAATATAGTCAAGCGGCAACATGTAAGGGAACGCAATGCAGATCTCACCACCATCGGCGAGGTCAATAATGGTCCTATGCAAGTAAGCCGCTTCACTAAGTGTGTTAGAGACTGGCGTGGGCCCCGGGATATAAGAAACCTGCAGCTTACCCCTGTGGAGAGCTGTCTTGGCAAACTTAATCTTGACCTCTATACCCCCTCGATAAAGCGCGAACATGCGCGCCAAATAAGCGACGGGCGTAAGGAAGTTGAGTGTCGGGGAGGCAAAGACGCCCAAATTACGAGGCAAGAAAGACAACTCATAAATGGGAGCGGTCAAACTGGAGTTCGCCGAATACGTAAACGCCTCGAGGTAACTCCACTGCCTTTTGATGTAATTCAAGGACATCTCATCCTGACCGCTAGGGGCAACATCTGTAATTGCCCTAAGCTTTGCATCAGCATCCAATGACAACAAATGAGACGGGTCCTCTCCATTACAATTGGCGAGGACCGCGGTGGGATTGTTTGTGACCCTCATGACACTAGCCTTGCTGTTAGGCTTGCTCCACCCGAAGGCAGAAGCAATGCCAGAAGCAAGGTTAAGTGCCCAAGCAGTGGGGCCAGCGTAAGCTGCAATGGCCGGAATACCACTCAGGGAACCCACAGCCTTGGCTGAGCCAGACAAAAAGCTAGCAACAGGCGTGCCCTCGGCATCCGCCGGGGCAATACGCTTGCGCGGGCCCTGAGTCACAAATTGATGTGTTTGACCAAAGAGCTCGACATCCTCCATCCAAGCCCAAAGCCTGCAATTCACGTTTTGTATCCCATCGGCTCCTGTAGCCAAAGGGGACGCAACGGCCACAAAAATGCGGCCCCAGGTCCTCTTGGTTGACGTGAGTTCGATAAAACGGGATAAAGCAACATACGGAATCTTAAGCTCCACGCTCGACTCGTTGGCTTCTATCTCAACTCCAGGGAGCTGAGAAAGAGAAACATAGTTGAACGTGTGGCTCGCATACTTCTGGTTGGAAGATGACGCGTCCGGGTAGTAACAAAGCCTCAAACGACCACTGTGAAAAGGCGTCCCATTAATGGTTAACCTCAGGCACAAGGTCGAGCGAAGCCCGAAAAACCCGGTAAGCTTTTCAATCCAAAGATTAGTTCCCGACACATAAATCCAAGACTCCTCGCTGATTTTCAAAAGTCCAACACCATCGGCAGTGGACCAATTAAAGTCGGCAACAGGAACTTGCTTGTTAAGGTAGTCAGCAACTGTCCCAATCTCATTGGGTGCATATTGCATGGCGATCTTGGGATCTAACTCCCTCTCGGATTCGCGCATAGCAGCAAGAGCAGGCGCCGGATGCACCAAAGCGACACCGTCTTGGCCAATTTCACCCATGGCAAGGGTATTTGTTGAATCGTTGTTGTTTGCGGTGGGAAAAACCCAGACCTTTCGGCCATGGGCGCCGTGGACCACCAACCACGGACCTTGTGTGAAGGTTTGGGAGTCATTTTCGGCTTCAGATCCTAAGGGTGACACGTCCTGCCTTTCGGCCCCTTCTACATGACCGCCTGCTAGACGCGAGTCACCTCGGGCCGCATTATAAGCTAAGTCATGTGACACACGCAATGGGTTTTCAGCCATGCTGTCACCAAGTACGTGGATTTTGTTATCCTCACGATGAGGCTCTTCTTGACAAAAGGTACCCATCAATAACGAGCGGGACCTCCACCTCTTCATGCGCTCCAACCTGGTGGGGGCAAAAGAAAAATCCCCAGAAGGTAAAGACTTAAAGTAAGCCTTGACCAACTTGGGATAAAACTCCTCCCACACGGAGTCGGGGTGCACTGACAGCTCATTCAAAAAGTTCTCTAACTTGTCGTGCCAAATATCGAGCTCATCGACCCCACCCTTCATCCACTGGATGTTTTGGAGGATGGTGTCAATGTCCAAATATGCAACAAGGCCGATTTCGGAATCGCGAATCCGACGCTTGAGAAAGGACACCTGAAAGATGTCACGATCGACCTCAACGTCACCGAAGTCAGAATTTTTCTGTTCATCGGTATACGTAAGCCCCAAATCTGACAAGGCCAAGGCCATAGTCTTATTCGAGACCAGGTCGAAGTTCCATCCCTCATGCACTCCGCGAATGAGCGAGAAAACAGTATCATCGCCAAAGTCGGTAATGCGAATGTACCCTCTCATCAAGGACGTGAAGATAAAATGCGCGACACGTGCTTCGCTCGCACTCTCACCCAGGACAATCTTCGCAATTGCCTGGAGCTTAATGAAAGTGTTGGACTTCGAGTTCTTGGGAGTGGTGATATTGTCCCCGGATGGATTACCATTGGACCACTGTATGAGATTTCCCTTAACAGCGATCGTAGGGTAAGTACTAGAAAACAAAATGTTTTCAGCAATTTGTTTCTGTTCCTCGTTCCAATCCGTCCGGATGTACTCTTCATTTACATACCGAATTATGTCGGTATGCCAAGGGGACAAATCCTTGTCAAATCCAGAGTAATCACCTGCGAAGACGCGATAGTTGGGGTCTCCATTATGGTGCCAATTGACAAACGCACGCAAATCTGCTTCATTAGACATGTCAATACCCACCGCAGAGCAGTTAAATAACCTATTGCGCGGGTCCATAAACCAGTCAATGAAGGGTCCGAAATACATGCGAGTCAAAATCGTGGCACTCACTGGAGAAGCCATAATCATACGTGTCTTAACATTCTTAACTCGATCCTTGGGTCTGAGCTCGTCCTTCGGGAAGACCATATAGATGAAATCTATAGGGTCATCCTTGAGGCGCTCGTGCATTTCATCAACGACCTTTCTGAGCTCCTGACACTCCTCAGTATCAAAGGTCCATTCATCAGCACCAAAAACACTACGCTTCTTGTCTTTGAAGTACAAACCATCAGGAAATCCTGCGGAGGTGGAACGCGTGAGAGGGGCCAAATTAGGCCACCTCCATTTGTAGCCACCACAAGCCTGTTCAAAATCAAGCGGCCCAGGGTGGTTGTAGGGATGAGTTTGCTTTCGCAAATACTTCAAGAAACCGTTCCGGGCACCAGCGTAGATGTTCATGTTGGGCATGATTGAGCCCCTAGAATAGCTAACGATGTTCTTGACAACTGGGTCGACAAGAACTCCATCAACTAACTTGGGGGTCAAAATGGCTGGAAACTTCTCAATCTTCACACCTTCTATGGCGCCCGCCAAAGGAGAGCGCTTATATTGGGTCTTTAAATGCAGATTGGGGGTCTCACAGGAACCAACAACGGTCGCGTCCTGTATAGGCACCTCGGGAAAGACGTCGTAACGCACTTTCTCGCGTATGTACACATTAGAATTGACCATTATGGTTTTTGACTGGAAGAACTCAAAGGCAGCGTCAATCATGTCGCGATTAACGCAAGCAGCGTACCCTTTGGCTCGGGTGCCGTGGCCAGCTATGTGTATACCACATAGCTTGGCGGACACCGTTGCATCGTTGACAAACACTGGAGCACCGCACATTCCAACATATGTTGAAAGCTCGTACTCCATGGTGTTCGTTGTTACATAACGCTGCGAGTTGGGCGCAGTCGCGGAAATCTCACGGAAACCACGAGCCGGGCCGTGCATGCTCAATTGGTGCGCGTTACCGTCGGAGTCAGGTTCCCAAAAATAAATGGAAACCTGCCTGGTACGCATCGCGTTCCATTCAAGCTTGGATTGGGCGAAAAGGTTCCGAATGTCAGCACCCAAAAATTTGTCAACCCGAACAACACACAAATCAGCGTTGGGGATGGCGTAATAATTGGGATTCTTGACGCCCTTCTGACCAAAGACAGAGTCTTTACTCACGCGCCAGGATCTAGGTCCAAGTTTGTGATGGAACCGATCTATGACAACAG